ATGAAAGGAATATTAAAGACCCTGATCTAGTTAAATGGATAGATAGTTTAGAAGTACCAGTTACTGAGAATAGGAATAAACATTATTATTGTCCTTATAGAAAAGGAACTGCTGAATATGATGCTTTCTGGTCTAGAGAAACTAATAGACGTAGAGCTGGAATGACAGCTCCTTGTAAATTACTCTCTACTGGTGAAATTGTAGACTTAAGAATAACTGGAGATCAATATACTTACCTTAATTATGGTAGGCTAATGAGAACTCCTAATAGTGAAGAAAGAGAAGAATTACATAGAAAGGGTGATTTTAAGACTGAATTAGTTCCTGGCTTTCCTAGATTTTGGGATGGAGATTATTGGAACTTTAAAATTGATGAATTCATTGGAAGAAATAAGTATCACTTATGTAAAGCTAAAGCTAGAGGTAAAGGATTTAGTTTTAAAAGAGGTAGTCAAGCTGCTAATACTATTAATCTTATTCCTAGTGTAACTGTTGTATTAGCTGCTTATCTAATTGATTATCTTATTGATCCTGATGCTACTCAATCAATGGCTAAGCGATGTTTAGATTGGTTTGAGAATAATACTCATTGGAAACGTAATTATCTATCAGAAGATCCTGAAGCTACTGAGCTTGGATACAAACTTACTAAATCTGGTAGTAAGAAATATGGTTGGTTAAGTAGACTTATTGCTGTATCTACTAGAGGTAATTCTAGTGCTGCTATTGGTAAAAGAGCATTAGAGATTGACTTTGAAGAAGCTGGTAAACTTGCTAATCTATTAGAAGCTCTCGATGTTACTATGAGTAGTACTGAAGTAGGAGCTGGTAATGTAGGTACTATTAGATGTTATGGTACTGCTGGTGTTGAAGATGCTGATTGGGAACCTTTCTCATATCTATTTTATAATCCTGATGCTTATGGAATGTTTCCTATGGAGAATATATGGGATTCTAATTCTAGACATAATAGATGTGGTTTCTTCTTTCCTCAAGTATGGGATTATGAACCTTATATAGATATTCATGGAAATAGTCTTATAGAAGAAGCTTATGAATTTGATCTAAAAGATAAGGAAAGAAAGAAACTTTCTATGACTCCTGATAAACATGCTAGTTATGTTGGTCAGAGAGCTAATAGTCCTGAAGAAGCTTTTAGAAGAGGTAAAGATAATTTGTTTACTAGTCCTGAATTAACTATGCATCTACAGGAAGTTAAACATAACTTTACACATAAATATTATAGAGATGGACAATGGGTTGAAACTACTAATGGACTTATCTTTAAACCTAATATTGAATTAGAAACTAGTGGTATTGCAACTCATCCTTTTATAGATAGTGTTCCTTTTATTCCTGGAACTGATCTTCATGGTTGTGTTAGAGAGTTTCATCCTCCTTTTAAAATTAATGATAAGATACCTGATGATTTATATGTTTTGCTATATGATACTGTAGCTAAGGATAAAAAGTCTGATACTATTATTAGTGCAAATTCTCTTAATGCAATGTATGTAGTTATGTTACCAAATACTATTGCTAATTCTAGAGGAGATATTATTGTAGCTAGTTATATAGGTAGACCTGAACTTATGGTAAGTGCTGATAGAATAGCTTATAATCTATGTAGAAGTTATAATGCTAAAGCACTTGTTGAAATGAATGTTGGAGAAACATTAAGTAACTTTAAGAAATGGCAAGCTTTACAATGGTTACTTAAAGATCCTAGTTACTTTCTTGCAGGCAAACCTGATAGTTCTAATATTCCATATGGTATTATCATAGGAGATGATTCTAAAGCTGATACGTATTTAACATCATTAAGAGAGCTAATTTATAGTGAAGTTTCTATGAATGATGAAGGAAAAAAGCTACTTTTTTTACATTATATAAAAGAGGTTGGTTTACTTACTGAATTTGACAAGTTCAGTAGAATAGGTAATTTTGATAGAATAAGTAGTTTTAGACTATATCCTACAATTCGTAATTATTATATACTTAAGAGAAGGACTGCTACTAATACTTCTACAAAGAGTACTTTAGCAGCTATTAATTTATATGGTTTTAATAATTAATAACCTTATACTTTTATAATGAGTACAAATGTTTATAAGCCTGATCAAAAAGTATCTACTGCTAAAAAGCAAGATAGGGATTGGTATATAGGTAATTGTAATTATTGGATTGCTAAAGCTAAATCTTTAAATGATAAAGTTTTTACAGAAGAATGTTTGAATGCTGCTAATGGTATTATAAGCGATTCTGTATTTGAGTATGTTATGAATCCTTTACAAATGGATGCAGACAAACTTAAAAAGCTTCCTGGTAATATTAGAAATATAGATTTTCTTACACCTATTAAAGAAAAGAATATTGGTGAATATATACAACTACCTTATCAATTTCATGTTATTAGTCAAAGTCCTGATGTAGCTGCTACTAGAACATTAGATGTTCAAAAGATTATTGCTGATAAAGTTAAAGTATTATTAGCTGAAGCTATTCAAACTGGTAAGTTAGATGAATCTGCATTAGAAGGTATATATAAACAAGCCAATGAAGATTTTAAAACTTGGGTTGATGAAAGAGCAGATAAAGGTAAAAAGACTATCAACTTTACTAATACTATTAATAATTTTGATACTGAACGAATACAAAGATTCTTCTATTGGTGGTCTTGTGAAGAATTCTATACTTTCCGTAGAATTGTAGGTAATAATGTAATTGATGAAACAATTAGTCCTCTTGAAGGATATCCTATTACTACCTCTAAACAATTTGTTGAAGACTATCCTGGTTTTCTTGTTCAACGTAAACTCAATATATTTGATATTAAAACTAAATATGGAGAGTTTCTTTCTGATAAAGATGTTAAATTTCTAGATGAACTTGAAAGAAGCTTTAAAGGTGGTAATGATCTTCCATATGGTAAATATATTGATATTTATAATCTAAGTGATCTTTCTACTTTAACTAATAAAGTATCTAGAAATAGAGAAGATATTATAAAACCTACTGAAGATGGTTTTCTATTTGAATATTATGTTTGTTTTGTAACAGATGTAAAAAGAAATATACTTCATTATATTATTGAAAGTGGAGCTGAATCTACTAAGGTTGTAGATGATGATTATGAAATTAATCCTGAGTTTGGAGAAGTATCTTTAGAAGAGAAATGGATTCCTGAAGCTTGGTGGCAAGTTAGAATAGGTGAAGAAGCTGAAGGAATATATATAGCTCCTAGACCTTATGAAATACAAAGGTATAATATTGATGGTTCCGTAAAGATTCCTTTTGGAGGTAAGAAAGGTCTTTTACGGAATAACTTTTTATATCCTATACCTAAGAGAATAATTGGTTCTCTTGCTCTATATCAAATTATTAATCTTAATATAGAAAGAACTATTGCAAAGTTTAAAGGACCAACTGAAGTTATTCCTCAAGGAATTATTAATGGTAAGAGTGATGCTGATACTCAAATGAATTGGTTTTATAAACTTGCTGATGGAACTATTATATATGATGAAACTAAAATAGGACCTGATGTAGTAGCTACTGGATATCGTATTGTTGGCAATGATTCTGTTATATCTAATTATCTTAAAGTTCTTATTGATATTCGTGAGAATATTAGACAAGAAGCTTGGGATATGGCTAATATGAATGCTAATCGTTATGGTAATGCTGGTTCAAGTGAAACTGTAAGAAATAATGTTAGTAATATTCAATTAGCTAGATTAGGTTCTGTATTAATGGTACAGATGTTTAATAAAGCTTTAGAAAGAGATCATTCTTCTACTCTCGAACATGCAAAGATTGCTTATGTAGAAGGTAGAACAGGTTCTTATACAGGACAAGATGGAAAGATTGAAGTTCTTCATCTTGGAAAAGGAGATTTACTTGAAGAAGATCTTGGAGTATTTGTTATAGATAGTATTCTAGAAGATCAGAAATTACAACAATATAAAGATTTAGCATTTAATGCTAGTCAAAATGGAGATGTAGAATTAGCTGGTGCTGCTATAGATGCTGATAGTTCTTCTGGTCTTCGTAAATATATTAAAGATTTCTCTGTTGCTAAACGTGAGTTTGAAATGCAGATGAAAGAAATGGATAATAAGAATATTAAAATGAAGATTGATGGTGATAATGCATTACTTGATAAGCAACATCAAAATAAACTTGAAGAGATTGAACTTGATCAAAATAAACAAACTGATAGAGAGATTGCTCTTAAACAATTAGATACTAATACTAAATTAGAAGTAGCATTTGATAAGAATAAGACTACTCTTACTAAAACTCAGTTAGATAATATTGCTAGAATAGAACAGGCTAAATTAAAGCCTAAACCTACAAATAATAATTAACTTATAAAAAATACTAATTTAAAAAAGAGTTATTATGCCTGATGATTTGAAAATTGTACTACCTGGAGAAGGAAATAGAGTTGTTCCTAGTGATGATACTCTTCCTATAATTCCTGCTTCCAATCCAATTATTCCTGCTGCTCCTGCTCCTATAGTAGAGCCTGTTATAGTAGAGAAAGAAATTGAGATTGATAATATTAAATACCCTCTTGATAAAGATGGTAATGCTCTTAAAGATGGACAGATCTTTAAAACTAAAGTTGAACTTGATACTCTTAGTGCTAGTCAAGCACAAGATGAACAAGCTGAAATTGATGGAGTTGTTTATAAAATAGATAAAATTGGTAATGCTTTAGATGATCAAGGTAATATTAAGTTTACTAAAGAACAACTTGATGCAATGACTGAAGCTCCTGAAGCAGGAGAACTTAAAGTTACTGATCTTATTAAATCTACCGCTATTCCTATCTATGATAGTGAGGGAAATGAAGTATCTTATGAAGATAATGAAAAAGGATTAATTAATTATGTGACTGATGTTAGAGAAACTTCATTACAAGAAGGTGCTTTACAATTTCAATCTGCATTAGTTAATAAGTTTCCTATTATACAAGATATTGTAACACATTTAGAATTACATGGAAGTTTAAAAGATTTTACTGAAACTCCTGATTATTCTAAAGTTACTATATCTAAAGAGAATATTGGTCAACAAGAAAGTGTTGTTACTCAAGCTAGAATACTTAGAGGAGATACTCCACAAAAGGCTGCTGAATATGTTCAATATCTTAAAGATGCTAAGCGTCTTGAAGAAGAAGCTACTACTGAACTTAGTTTTCTAAATACTCATTATAATGAACAGAGAACTAAGAATGATCAACAACTTGCTGCTCAACGTCAAGCTGAACAAAAAGCTAATGATGAATATTGGGGAGTAAGTATTAAGAATAATGAACTTCATCCTATTAATAAAGTAGGAAGTGTTTATGATACTATTACAAAAGGAACTGTACAAATTGGTAATGATACTTTTACTATTCCTGAAAAGATTAAATATACTCGTGATGGACAAGTAAAATTTGCTACACGTCAAGAGTTTTTTAATTATGTTTATGTGCCTATGAAAGTTAATACTCCTGATGGACCTTTGACTATGAGTGCATATGATTATGATCTTGCTATGCAGAATCAATCTCGTACTGTTGCTCATGATGTTATGGATGCTTTCAAAGTATTTACTGGAGGTGATATTTCACAGATTATTAAACAAGCTATTAAAGAAAATGAAGTTGGTCGTATAAGAAAACTTAGATCTAGTAGTGCTTCAGAGGATGTATCACAACATAACTCTAAATCTACAAAGATTGTTATCAAGAGGGACTAACAAATTACTGGTAATTAATATAATAAAATTAATTTTAAAATGAGAGAACTCTATACTGATACCTATAATAATGAAAGGTATACAGATGAAAACGTTCTTTATAAGAACAAACTGATAGATCCTGTAAGTCTTAGTACTGCTTTGACTTATTTATGGGGTAAAGATAGCGAAATGTTTCCATTGCTTTCATTAACTGAAGGACAATCTGGATTAGTTTCTCTTACTCCTAAAACTTTAAACGATACTCAATACACTTGGAATGTAATGGGTAGAATGAAACATGTATCAAAGGTTGTTGCACTTATTGGTGGACAGTCTTATCCTGGTCAAGGATTTCAGCCTTTCCAAGTTGTTATGGAAGATGATACATTCTTACGTTATTACGGTGCTACTCCAGCTGACAAACTTAATAATCTCCGTGTTCAAGGTGATCCTATTAGGGATGGTGCTAATCGTTATATCTATACATTTAGGATTAATACAGCAAATCCTGCTGAATATGTTGCTGCTTCTAACTTTATTGCTGGTACTTACTGGGTACAGGCTCCTCCTTCTGTTGCAGGTGCTTATTCAGAAGGTACATCAAGTAGAAGTCAGGCTCCTGGTAAATGGACTAATCAGTTTGGATTTCTCCGTTTCTCAAAGAATATCAGTGGTAATGTAGCCAATAAGGTTACTAATATTGAATTTGATCTTGAAGGTGGTGGTAAGACTAACTTATGGATGCCACACGAGATGAAACAATTTGAAATCGACCGTAGGTTGATGCTAGAAGAAGATCTTTGGAATAGTGTTTATAATAGAGATCAATATGGTGTTATTCACCTTATTGATGAAAAGACTAATCAACCTATTCCTAAGGGTGCTGGTATTAAGGAAATCCTTAAGACTACTGATCAGTATGAAACATATTCTGTTCTTACTGTAGATAAACTTGACTCTGTTGTTAATAGGTTATTTTCTAATAGGGTTGATAAAACTCCCATGGAACTTATTTTCTATACAGGTTCTGGTGGTATTCGTATGTTTAATGAAGCTATTAAAAATGAGGCTGGAACACAGTCTTATTATCAGGCTTTAGGTGAGAAAGAAATCACTAGTGGTAAAGATGGTTATCTGTCTTATGGTACATATTTCAATCAGTTTAAAACAATTGATGGTCATATCATAACTATTAAGAAAGCTTCTATCTTTGATAATGGTTTGTATGCTGAATTGGATAAGGCTAATGGTAATATGTATAAGGGATTTCCTGATACATCTTATGATATTATCCTTCTTGATCAGTCTATGACTTCTGATGGTGAGCGTAATATTCAGTTAGTAGCTGAAAAGGGTCGTGAGATTCTTACTGGTGTATATAAAGGACTTACTAATCTTCCTGAATCATGGGGTGCTATTAGGGAGTCTAAACTTCTGAGTAGCAAAACTGATGAAGCTTCTTATGAAGTACTTATGTCACAAGGTATCACTATGAAGAACTATACTACTTCTTATTATATGAAGTTTTCACGATAATTTTAAATAGTATAATATAATATATAAAAGCTATTAACTTATAAATATAAAACTATATGATTACTATATCACGTAAATATGAATTGATTGTAAAGACTAATTTAAGTGCTTATGCTATTGCTAATGCTAAAGAGTTAGTTCCTAGTGCTAAGATTTTAGGATCTACTATGGGAGCAGTAAATAAGATGTTATCTTTATCTCAAGAACTTAAGCTTTTAATGCCTGAAATCATAGGTCTGGCTGCTGTAAGTCCTGATTGGGATAGGATGATTGCTAGATACTGGAATTCTCTATCTGAACCTATTCCTTATGTAGGAAAGACTCTTGAAACAGGCTTTAAATATGATCTTAATGATGTAACTAAGAAAGAATATATAAATGCTATCAATACTCAAATTAAGGAAGAAGATAAGAAAATAAAGACTGATGAAGATCTCAAAACTTATATCTATCTTAAGTTAAGTGAAGTTGAAGATGCTTATAAAGCTGCTATACTAGAAGCTAATAGTCTTTCTGAAAGAGATAAAGAAACTGCATTAAAGGCTGCTTATAATGCTAAATATGCTAAGATATGGAATATTGAAGCAGAGCATTATAAAGTAGGTACTCCAATAGAACCTTTTCAATATCTATTGTGGAAGTATTGTCTTGTATGTAGTCATGTTGCTAATGAGTTTTCTTTTGCAGAGAAAAGTATGAATATTGAATTCTATCTAAGTTCTGAAGATAATAAGAAACAATTAGAAAGAATTAAGATTCAGACTAAGAATAAAGCTATGGAGAAATACCTTAGTATTATTACATCTAAGAAGAATGTTGCTGATATATTATTTGCAATTGGTCTTGGAGGTAAGATATTCGATCTTGCAAAGGATAATGAAGGAGCTGATCTTGATCTTCAACTTCATGTTCTTTTACAATCAACTATGGATAAAGACCCAGCTAAATTTATATCCTTAGCTTCTGATAAGAATATTGCATTAAAAGGACTTATTGAAAAGTATGTTACATACAATATTTTTAAACGAATTCAAGGAACTAATATTATAACGGATTATACCAATCCTTCAAAGATTATTGGTAATGATCTTGATGCAGCTGTTACATTCTGTTCAAATCCAGAAAACGTTGCAGTTGTAAGTGAGTATGAAACTCGGTTCAAAGATTTAAATTCTAAATTTTCTTAAACAATGAAACAAATTCTAATTACTAAGACAGGAGTAATTTATGGATATAATGGTGTTAATACACTTGATGAAGTTTATTCTGGACTTGCACAAGGTGCACTTGTAGCTTTTACTGAAGATGGTACGTATCTTGATGGAGCTACAACAGAATTATTTAAAAACTTCTATTTTGTGCTTGGTACACAAGAAGGTCCAATTACTACTCCTATTATAAACTATAAGACTTTCTCTTATAGTAAAGATGCTTATGTTGCACCTGTTATGCCGATACGAGTTATTGGTACTGAAGCTGGTGGTAATGGAGCATTGAACTTTCCTGCTTCTCTTACTACTTATATTGGTAAGAGTGCTTCTATTATGCTTGTTGATAAGCGTTATCCTCCTAATGATAAACGTAGAGAGAAATACTATACTGTTCCTATTACTGCTGTAAGTACTAATGCTACTATTCTAACTGCTATTGTAGCTGCAATTACTGCTGATACAAAGAAGATATGTAGTGCTGCATTAGCTGGTGGTAGTGCTGGTATTGTTCTTACTGGACTTTATGGTGATTTTGATTGGGTAAATATGGGTGGTGTATTTGAAAATACTACTCAAGCTACTGCAGGTGGATCATTTGCAGCTTATGTAATTGGTCATGGAACATATGCTCAAGTATTACAAATCGAAAAGGATTTTAGTCCTCTACGTGGTAATACTAGTAATACTCTTTTGCGAGATGCCTTATTTAGTGTTACTTGGCAAGCTGTTACTGCTATTACTTATAATATATATACTCTTCGTTGGCATGCAGAACAAGAAGCTACTTATGGAACAGAAGTTCCTAAGTGGCAGGAATTGTTAATTGCTGTTCCTACTACTGAGTATGATGCTACTGAAACTGGAACCGTACTTGATGCACTGCTTCCTGTAATTAATGTCGCTGCTGATGCGATTGCATAGTTAGATTAACTAGAATGAGGGAAGGAGTTATGACCTTCCCTCTTAATATAAATAAGATATGACTATAAGAGAAATGCATATTGGTATAGAATTAGGTTTACAAGAACTTAATTCTCATTTATTTAATACTTTACAAGATGAAGAAAAGGACTATTATTTAAATAGGACTATTGAAGATTTTGTAAGAGCATTTGCTACTAAAGAGGAAAATACTATCCGTAATATCGTATCTTATGCTGATATTAGAAAGTATGAAGAAATGGTTAGTCCCTTTATTAGAGATATTCAAATGGGATTTACTAATAGATGGTCTGAAGGATATATTGAAGGATTTCTGCCTAGAGAGAATGCTGTTGGTGAAGTAGATGTCATTGCTGGAATGTTAGTCGATGGAGCTACCTATATTGTAAGTACAGCTGGAGATACTCCTTTAGTAGTATTTGGATATGAAGATGATGGAAGCCAAGTTGATGGAGATGAATTTCTAGCTAATATTACTGAGATACAATTGGATTTAGTAACCCTTGATGTTGTAAGAGGAGAGAAGTATAGAATTATTCATAATCCTGGTGCTGGTGATTTTACTCCTTATGGAGCATTAAGTAATGAACCAGGTGAAGAGTTTGTTATTACTAATACTGCAACTATTGATTATACTGCTGCTACAGATGAAATTAGACTTAAACCTCTTATTAAAACTCCTGCTTGGACTGGAGTAAGTGATACTGTTTTAAGATGTATAGATGATATTGGTTTATTTGAATTCTTATCATCTGAATCTCAAGTTATTTGTGGACTTCCTATTACATCTGGAGAATTAACTCTTGATGAATATTATTTAATATATACTGCTGGTACTACTAATCTCAAGAATTATACTGGATTAGGTAATGGTAATGATGTAGGTACTATATTTAAAAGTATTCTTACTGGAACTCCTACATGGGCAGGTGGTACTAGATTGTATAAAGTTAAGTCTTCTCCTAATCGTCTTATTAAATATCAAGATAAGGGAACTTTTCTTAAACATAGCTATGGAACTGTAATTTCTAGTCCTGTATCCTCTAGGATTAATAATAAACTTAGAGTATTTCATGATAAGAAATTCTATATATATGGTCTTAAACTTCAATATGTTAAGACTCCTGCTACTGTTGATTTAACTAATGGTATTGATTGTGATCTTCCTAAATCAGTTCATGGTAAAATTGTAGATTGGACTGTAATGAAAATAGCAGGTGATACACAAAATCCTGTATATGGTTCTAAGAAAGATTTTGAAGCTACTAATCAGCAAATAGAGAAATAATGGCATATCTAATAGAAATGATCGAAAGAGATGTACTAAAGATTACTCTTAGTGCTAATGATGTTGTAGTAACTCCTGTTAAAATTGTACATGATTCATATGTTGAAGAAGCTGCTGATATATCAGTTAGTCCTTCAGTTACTCCTGTTTTAAATATATATACTTTAACAGGAGCTCCTGCAGATGAATTTGAGATTACATTTAATGAAGATGGAGTTTATAAATTATCTATAACAGAAGGAGATGGAAGTTATATTCATTATGTATATATAATGAATGAAGTTGATGATTATTTTATAGATACTATTCCTAATCTTATTGTTCCTAATCCTTTAGGTGATCATTTACTTGATCCTGATCATAGAACATATTATGATTTTAATGTAGTTTCTATGCTTACTATTGGATTCTTCTTTGAAACTAATGCAAATGTATTTCTAGATTATAGTGATATATCTGCTGGTATGTTATACAAAGATCAAATCTATCAATGTAGATCTATTGGCTCTGGTACATATAATTGGCAAGATGCTTTAGGAGATGATATTCTAATGGATATGAGTGGTCATATTGTAACTAGTAATACTGCTCTTATATTAGATGCTTATTATAAATGTATTAAAACTGCTACTCCTGTTAATTATGGAGGTACTACTGCTACTGAATTGAGTTTATATACTGATACATTCTATCAGTGGTTATTGCAGACAGTAGAATCTTTATATAGATTTAATAAATATGTGAATGATTGTATTGATACTAATGTTTAAATTATGATACATTCAAATATTCCTTCTTTTAGTAATCATAGTTATACTAAATCTTTATTTGTAGAATATTGGAATAAGTATTTAGTTAGTGTTATTAGACAATTTAATGAAGAAGGTACTCAAGGATCATCTAATAACTATACTAAATTAGAACAATATTGGTTAGCTTTTATACTTGTAATGGGCATTAAGAAAAGAATAATAATGGGAGAAACTCTTGAAGAAGTAGAAGCTACATTTAGTATGAATACTATTGAATATAATTTACAATGTAATGGAATAAATCTTTATAAGTTATATGATATATTTGAAATTACCTATTAATCTGTAAATACTACTATAATGAATAAGCTATTTTTTACATTGTTACTATTTATTATACCTTATTTTATATACAGTCAAAATTTGACAGGGGACAATGTTATATTACCTCTTACAAATTCTACTAAAGGACAAGTTAAAGCAGGACAATGGAATCTTATTAATGCTTATGGAACTAAGAATGTTTATATTAGTAATTCAGGTAATTTTACAAGTCCTGTAGCTGATAGTAATTTTGTGGGTGGTTGGGGAGCATTTAAAAAGGTTAAGACTGGTTCTAGAAATGTAATACTTGGTACTTATGCAGGTAGAAATATTGAACATGCTGATGGTACTGTATGGATTGGAAATGAGACTGGAGGAGATAGTATTTTTGCAGATTTGGATAATATAGGAGGGATTGATAATAGTGATACTATTTGTCCTCTTCTATATTTTGATTTTGCTAATAATATTATACGAATTTGTGGTACATTAGACGTTGATGGAGGATTAATTGGAGGAGATAGTATATGGTCTATAGATTATCCTTTACAAAAAGTATGGTTAAGTGATTCTCTATTTTCTGTTGGTATTGGTACTTCTAATCCTAATGGAAGTTTGGATGTTATTGGATCAACAGCATTGGATGAAGTTTATATTCAAGATGCTAATTCAAGAGGATTGTCATATGTACCAAATTTACAATTTCAAATTACTAATACATTTGATGGATATTCAACATTAAATCAAAGTTTAAGTAATTATGGGGATTATCCTTTTTCTTTATATAATGGGGATACTGTTATATGGTATCAAACATATATATTTAGCAAAGATAGTTTAGCTTATCTTAAACATGATGGAACATATGCTTTTAAAGTCGATAGTGTTGGGGAAGTTTATATTCCTGGAATAAATACTAATATTACAAGCATTCCTACTAAAGTTGTTGGTTGGAATGATGTTACTGGTGAACTTTCTTCATTAAACTTTAGTACTATTAATCAATCTATATCTGTTCAAGATTCTACTTGGGATTTAGATAATGCTGATACTATAATTAAGGTAATGCCTTATTCACAAAAGAAACAAACTGATCCCGGATATCCTTATTTCTATACTAATAATGATACAACAATTGTAAATTATGGATATTTATATAATTGGTATGCCATTACAGATACAAGAAAGATTACAAGTTCTGATAGTTGGGTAGTTCCTGATAAAACCAAATGGGATATTTTTTATGCTTATGTTGGGGTAACAGCAGGTAAATTAAAAGAAACTGGTATTACTCATTGGACTACACCTAATACAGGAGCTACTAATGAATTAGGATTTAATTTGCGTGGAGGAGGAAGAAGAATTAATACAGATGGTACTTTTGGAAGTATTATGGAAAGAGGTTATTTAGGATACTTATATAATGCTACAACATGGACTGGATATTATATGGATTATAATAGTGATGCGTGGAGTAGTTTTTATAATTTTAATTATGCTATAGGAATTCCTCTTAGATTAATTAAAACATCTACTATTCTATCTAATGGTGAAGAAGGATTATATGTAGGTAATGATGGTAAAAGATATAGAACCATATGCATAGATACTCAAGAATGGTTAGCTGATAATCTTTGTGAAACTTTATATCGTGATGGATCTACTATTACCGAAGTAACAGACAATGCAACTTGGGCAGCTTTAACAACAGAAGCTAGATGTTCTTATAATAATAATGAAGATTCTTCTTTTACTTATATAGAATCGAGTCCTACTTATGATAATGAACTAAGAATGGATGGAGTATTAGATATTACAGATATTATGATTCAATCTCCTACAAGTGGAAAATCAGAATATATTACTTACTATAATCCAATAACTAAACGCTTTAGTGTTGGTGATACTGGATTATTTTTGGGTGGAAGTATAATAGATCATGGAGAGTTAGATAGCCTACTTAATGATGATCATACTCAATATGCTTTGCTTGTAGGAAGGGTAGGTGATAATATTCATATTGATACAGTTTCATCTTTGAATAATATATTATATAATAAGGCTACTGGATTTTATTGGGAGATAGGTGGATTAAATGCTTTAATATGTAATAATGGTTATTTAAGACCTGATGAAATTAGTATGAGTCTTGGATCAAAGCCTACAAAATGGAATAAATTATACACTACAAATATAGTAGACGATAATACTAATATATTTTTAATAGTTCCTTCTAAACCACTATATACTGAAGTATTGGTTGTGAGTAATGATACTATTGGTAAAACAACCCTTCCTGTTAATACAGATTCTCAGTCTTTATCTTATGCTAAATCTACTGGTATTATGTCTATCAGTGGAGGTACTGCAGATACTATTAATCTATTCACTTCTACAAATAGAGGACTTGTTCCTCAATCTGGTGGAGGTTCTGCTAATTTCATGAGAGCTGATGGCACATGGGCTACACCTCCAGGAACTACTGTTGCTGATAATCTTGGTAATCATATTATGACTCAGAATTTAATCACTGGTTCTTATTTTATAAATTATGATGGAGTTCAAACTGATAATGGAATTTCTTTCACTGATGTAACGTGGGATAAGAATTTAATTAATATTTGGGGTAATGTAGATTTAGCACCAAAAGCAACTGCATATAGTGATCAAATAGCATGGATCGGATATTATTATAACGATGGGATGTCTGGTTCAAGTGAACAAAAAGGTTTTTCAGTTACTCCTCTTAATTATCCTCGTTTTTCTGATATAACAACAGGTAGTGGTTATTATATGTTATGGAATAATGAAGATAGTACTGTTTATTATGTTGATGCTAATTATCTTACTGTTGAGGTTGATGGAAGTATTACTAATGAAGGCTTACTTGATGTTACAGATTATGGTACAACAGGTGCTCAAATAACTTCTAACACAAGCACTTCTCCAAGAGTTACATTAGAAAGTCAAAGTTCTAATTTAACTATAGAGCCTGATAATGATACTATTAATTTTACTGTTGTAGAGGTTGATGCTGTTATTGGAAATGAGGGTGATACGACTGCTCATCTTACGGGTGATTATGGAATTATAGGTGCATATTATAATCAAACTTCAGATGTAGAATGGGATTTAGATACTGCCCAAATAAGACCTTGGATTGGAAGTATTGTTGTAGATTCTGTTCCTGATATGGCATTTAATGATCTCACTGATGTAATTTGGGCAGGTGCTGATCAAGGAGATATTCCTATGGTTAATGAAACTAATCAGTTAATTCCTTATACTCCTAATTGGTTGACTGCCGAAGTAGATGCCGATACAACCAATGAGCTTGATAGTATTTATATGAATATTGTAATGAGTCCTGGGGCTGACCCCGGAGGATGGAAATATACTGGTGATACTATGTCCTTCTATCAATCCATTGGTTCTACTCTCGATCTCAATATGGATTCTATAATTAACAATGCAGACTTTTTTCAACGAATTAATAATATGTACAGATATGATATGCCATATGATAGTATTCCATATTATGATTTTACTGGTGATGGAATATTAACCATTGAGGATATTTGGGCTTGGTATGCTCTTGTGGGTACATATAGAGATGCGGTAGAAGAAAATGAAGTTAGAACTTATATTAAAACATCTAGTTTTAATTATGGCTCTGTAGGAGATTCAATATTTATGTTAACACAAAATTTAGTATTAGCACCTAGTCCCATTGGTGTAGAAGGACATATGGAACATCTATTTGATAGTATTCCTTCAGGATATGTAGCTATGTTTGATAAGGATAGCATAGGAATTGGATTTGGAGCAAGCTATCCTTCTGGGGGGTTATCCGCTTGGGAGTATGTATTAAAACTTGTCCCTTTAGATAGTATTCTCGGGGGAAGTGTTAATGTAAATGCCGATACGGCTAATTGGGCATTAGATGCTGATAAACTTGATGGTCAACATGGTGCTTACTATCTTGATAATACTGATGCACAAGATTTAAGTTTATCTGTTAATACTCTTAGTTTAACAGGTGATGGAACATCAGTTGATCTAAGTGGATATTTAGATAACACTGATGCACAAACAACATCTTTTAATACCTCTACTGGAGAACTAACTATTAGTGGTGGAAATACTACTGATTTAGATGGTAGGTATTTAGAAACACTTCCGGGTTCTGCATTAGAATGGTTAGACACAACTGCTGCTGCAGGAATAGGAATAGCAACTTATAATGATATTAGAGAATTGGTTGATACTACAGGAACTCCTATTAATAATCAATTAGCAATATTTACAGATGGTAATTCTATTGAAGGTGATACTTCTGTAACATGGAATGGAACATCTTTTCTTATTGATAAGAATATATCATCTCCTGAAATTGCTCTTATAAATGATGGTGGAATTGGAGGGGCTACATTTAAGATGAAGGATAATGGGTCTGGTACTGATTGGAGATTTAAAGCTACTTCTACTGGCGAGTTTAAAATAAGAGATCATGAAAACTCTTTAGATGTGGTAGTAATTGAAAATAACAGTTCGGCCAACTCTCTCTATATTGATGTGGATGGTGATGTTGGATTAAATGATAATACTCCATCATATAAACTTGATGTAACTGGTGATATTAATGCTACTGGAGATTATCGAAAAGCAGGTAATATTATGCCAATAGGATATAGTTTACAAATGGCTCCTACTGCTACTAATTTATTAAGTGCAACTACATATTATTGTGGAAGTGCTACAGTAGCATTAACTACTACACAAAATCAATATAGATGTTATATTCCTAAAGGAGGAACTGTTCGTGCTGCTTATATATATTTTGTAAAGATTGCAGGTGGAGTATATACAAGTGGAAACTTTATAATGAGTGTAAATGTCAATAATTCAGCTACAGAAATTATGTCTGTTGCAAATAGTAATACTCAATTGTTTTCTAATACTGCATTATCTGTAGCTGTTGCTCAAGGAGATATTCTTGAATTGAAAATAACAATGCCTACTATGTCTAGTACAGCAACATCTTGTTATATTGCAGCTACTATTTATATAGAATAAATTATTATATTAATTAACATTTTAAAACTCACTATTATGAAAAAGATCATTTTATCATTACTTATTCTACCAATCTTTATTGCTACTATATTTGCACAAGATTGTGTTCCTATTATTGTTAATCACTTTACAGTAAATGGTGTAGCTCCTATATCAACTATAGCAACTTATGCTGTAACTACTAATATTCCTGGTGAACCTGATAAATGTTGGATTACTAGTAATCTTGGTTCTACTCATGAAGCTACTTCACCTAATGATGTATCTGCTTCTGGCTGGTATTGGCAGTTTGGAGTAAAACAAGGATATGCTTATGCTGGCTCACGACTTCCTGAAACTACTTGGAATTATTCTGTTTCAACTAATTCTAATTGGCTACCAAGTAACGATCCATGTACTATTGAATTAGGTGCTGGTTGGCATATACCAACTTTGCATGAGTGGACTAATGTAGATGCTGGATGGACAAGTCTTAATAATGCATTTGCTTCTCCACTTAAATTAAGTGCATCAGGATACCTATATTATAGGACTGGTGTATTGATGTATGCTAATAAATATGCAATGTATTGGAGTAATGAGCAAGTTAGTGTTTATCAAAACTATGCTTATAATTATACTGCATGGAGTGCTACATCTAATACTTCAATGTATCCTAAAAGTATGGGCATGTCAATTAGATGTGTAAAGTAAACTATTTGGTTATATAATTGCTTAATATTAATTTAATTATTATGAAAAAACTATTGTTGTTCTTATTACTTACTCCTTTACTAATGTTTGCTCAGCAAGATAAAGCTTTCTTTAATCTAGATGCACTTGGTAAGTTTTATTCTAAAGGAGATGCTACATTTGAAGGAAATATTACATACAATAATGAAGTATTAGATACTAATTTGTTTTCTATTAGTTTAACTATTAGAGATACTACTTCATATGTAGCAATTAGTGATACACTAGCCTTAAGTAAACTTGCTGTAACTACTGTACAAAATGCATACACATCTAATAATCAATATGCAGTATTTGTAGCAGCAGACTCTTCATATGCTAAGTATACATTTCCTACATTTGTTCCTGTTGGAGATATAAGTGGAGTTAATCTTTCTATAGAATATAAAAATATATCAGCTGTAGGAGATTATTATACTTATTTTATGATTGGAAATGATACTACTCCTTATAATTCTCTTCCGACTAAATTAACTACTGATACTACTGTAATATTTGGTGGAATAAGTAATTTGTTAGGATTAGATGTATTATTAGATTCAGCAATAGCTAATTCAATTGTAAATGCGGATGCTACTATTGCAGATATGTTAGAAGATTCTACATTTAATATTAGAATTATAGCTTTAGATTCTACTTTATCAGTAGATCAAATTAAATTGAGAGCTTATTATTCTATTCCTATAACATTTTCTCCACAATCTGATTATATAACTAACTTTTATTATATAAGATTAGATACTATAGAATATGCTCCTACTTATCCTATTAAAGGTGATATGAGAATGGATACAGATGGTCATTTTTATGGATATGATGGTTCTGCTTGGAAACAATTAGATAATTAATAATATGAAACAGATACTATTAATAGGGATTCTTCTAATTTCAATTTGTTCTTTTGGACAAAGAATGCAATGGGGTGAAAATGCTATTCACTTTACTTCTCATGATACTGCTTATCTTGCAGATACTGATACTTTAGAAACTATAAATCTTGCTATGCCTAATGATAATTTTACATGGGTATATGGAGTTAATTATGGAGATATAGATTCTACTACTACGTTATTATATATTCAAGGTTCTATTCCTGGAATGAGTTGGGTTAGTATTACAGATACTATTACAATTGATTCTACGTCTACTGAAGCAGTTTATTATCTAACTGGTGATAAATCTAAATATGAAGAGATTAAATTTATGATGGAACGGGATACTGTTGAAACTATAATAGAAGGTTGGATTAAAGATGTTTTTTATATAAGAGAAGTGCATTAATAATTATATAAAAATATGAATATGAATAGGACTAGTAATGAAACTACTCGAACTAGAAAATCTATAAGACGACGTATATGGTGGAGTGACCACTTTCTTGAAGCTATTATAGCAGTATTATTTGCAGGATTTTTAACTTCTTATAGTATAGACAGATCAAATAACAGAGAAGATCATACTGCTATATATAAGGAAATTAATGCTACTAATGAAAATATGATTAAATATGATATTAAACTTAGAACTGTATCATTAATTTTAATTAGAGATCCTAACACAGATCCTGAATTAAAAACTTTACTGATTGATTATATTAAATTAGAAACAAGAGGAGGAAGTTAAAATGGAAGATATAAATAAAGTATCTACTATAGAATCTAAAGATACATTTGTTGAAATTGCTAAAGAGAGATATAATTCTCCTGCTTCTCCATGGTGGACTACCGTTGCTTATGTAGCAGGCCCTATGGCTAGTGGAATGTCCTTTGTGATGACTATTGAAGGTATTCCTAAATGGATTAAATATTCATTAGGTTTTCTAATTGGAGTAGCTACTTGGTTTGTACCTGCTAAATTTAGTACTTCAAGTAAGCATATATCACATAAATAAAGATATAATAGTAATATTGCTATTATTAACTATTAATAATTAAATAAAATGGAAGAAGTATTTGGTATTGAAAATGTTAAAAAGCTTCTAATTTGGGGAGCTAAAGTGTCTAATTCAATTGTTAGTGCTATTACTGATGATCCTACAACTGAAAAAGATGAAAGTAATGTAACTGTTGCTGAAGGAATGGATATTAGTTTCAAGGCAATTGGTATTCCTTTTAAAAGTTTTAAATATGCAGCTTCAGAACTTGGAGATATGAGTGATGTTGAGCGTGAAGAAGTACTTCTTGCTTTTCAGACTGAATTTAATATTGCTAAAGAAGAAGCTGAAATTATGATTGAACAGGTTATTGATTTTGTACTTACTATTATTGTTATGTTTATTAGTAAGCATGAAAATCTAGTTGCAGAATAATATTAATTTAAATAATTAAATCATGGCTACACTTAGAGTATATGGTACTCAAATAATAGATGCATTAAATAGACCTTTTGATGAGATGTTCCTACGTAGAGTTATGGATTTAATTATTAATGAGAGGGCAGCCCTTATTCGTCAAGAGATGAATAAGGGTGACGCCCATCATTATTATACTATTCCATATGAAGCTGATTTAGAGATTGTTGATGGTACTGCAGAAAATATTATATATGGAAAGAAAATACTTAGAACAGTAAATAAGATTCCTACTCCAATTAGATATAATACTCCTGAGCCTTTCATTCATGTATCAGGATTAGGCGGGCCTACATTAACTTGGATTAGTAGTCCTACTGAATTTAAGTTTAGACAGAATTTAGATAAGATTGCAACAGCTATTGTTTATGTTTGGAGGAATAATAGAATATATATTCTAAATAATATTAAACTTGAGACTATAACTGTTGTAGCCGCTTATGAAAATCCTAATATTTATGTTGAAGGATTTAATGATTATGGAGTAGGAGATATTATATGTGATGATGCTATGGAATTTCCTGTACCAATTGATCTAATTGGTAATATAAAAGCTAAATTACTCTCTGGTGAATTAAGAATAATTGATGATAAAGATAAAGTAACTCCTACTCATGTCGACAACAACTAATTTAGATATAAAAGAATCATATAGTTACTTTACTAATTCAATTAGTGAACAATCTAAAGTAATAGATGATTTATTAAATGAAACTAGAAGAAAAGCTTTATATATAGCTACTCAATTAGTTCATGTTGGAGAAAGTCATAATCTAAGAATTGATATATTCAATCAAGTTAGACAGTATCTGGATGGTACTTTTAGATTTACTAGAGAACAACTAGAAGAAATTAATATTAAGAATATGTATAGTGAGGATTGGTTTATATCTAAAACTCATATTATTACAGCTTACTTTAAAATACTAATTGCTACTCTTATCAATGAATATAAACTTGAAGAAATAAAGAAAGTATTAACTCTATGTAATATTGAATATCAATTATATTATAGGATTGTTAATACCTTTTATACTAGAGTTTCTATAAGTTTACTAAATGGATTTGAATATAATATATATAACGTTGGAATATTAAGAGTAGCTAGTAAAAAAGCTAATTTATCTAGAGGAGTTAAATTTAAAATTGATTGGGGAGAATCCTTTAAACTTCTTAAATATTACGCTAATAAGCATTATCCTTCTATATATAAAGATTATATAGAAGGTATTTTAAATAAAAGAGCATTTATTCATACACTGATTCCTTATACTTATAATGAAACTACTAATCCTGATGGATTTAAATGGTTAGTTCATTTACATAAAGAAGAAAATGCTTGGCTAATGTTTCAGAAAAAAAGAATAAATCCTGATTATAATATCATTCCATCTAATTTCATAATGAATGAAACTAGAAGTCAGGTTGATTTTACTAATAATGCAAAATCAGAAAGAGATATTCTTGAAAGTGGACAATTAGGATTTAGAGATAAACTAAATTGTTTACTTAGATTTGATCCTACATATATAGAAACTTTTGTTAAATTATAAAAGATGGTTACTACATATTTAAATGGTAAAACTTGTATTGGTAGAGTATATGATAGGTTTCCTGTAAATCATCATGGATGGGAAGTTAGAGCTGCATATTGGATATCACAAGGTTTAAAGAAGATGGATATACCATTAATACTAGAGCCTGTTACTGTTGCTGCAACTCTTGTAGAATTTAAAACTAGAATTCCTGATAAAACAGCTTATATTAGAGGAGTATCATGGAATTCATATAGAATACCTAGATTAGGTAGTAGAATAAATGCTGATCCTACTTTAGATTTGAGTAATTTAGGTGATTCTGAATACTGGTATAATATAGATACTAATGGATATATAGTGAGTAATCTTGAAGATGAAGATATTACACTGTATATCTATAAATATATAGATGATTTTGATGCTGAGACAAATGCTTATTATCCTAGAGTACCTGATAATGAAGAAGTACTTGAAGCTTTAGATTGGTATATACTTTTACGAATGATTCAAAGAGGACATGAAGTAAAAGGATTTAGTCTTACTAATAATAATGAATATACTAATCCTGGTATAGCATTTGATCAAGCTATGAAGAGAGCTAGAAATTCAGTTAATGCTTGGGATAGTGAAAATAGAGAGTTAATTAGTAGACTTAATCGTAGTTTTGTATTAGATTATAATAATTATACACAAGGTTCATATAATCCAAATTACTATGAAGCTTAATAAAGGCATGAGAAGAGATGAATCTCTCAATGATTCTATCGCAGGAAGTTGGAGATACGCTCTCAATCTTTCTCTATCTTTAGGGACTGATGATATTATCAATGAAGATGGTACTGTATATCAAGATAATATTGGTGTAGAAAATCTTTACATTGGACATATTAAAACTCAAGATAGAGTTATTATATTTAGTGAAGTATTAAATACTGATAAAAGTGAGATAGGAGTTTATGATGGTAATATTTATACTAAATTAATATATAGTTCCTATTTTGGATTTGATTATAGAAATCCTATCAAAGGTGTATTTGGATATAATAATAATAATGAATTAATTATAGTATTTACTGATGCAACTCAAGAATATCCTAAAATAGATCCTAACGTTGCTAGATACTTAAATGTAGATAGTATACAAGCTGAATTAGATGGTAATTTAGAATTAGTTACTCCTAGTGATATAACTTTATTTAATCTATTTCCTGAATATAATTCACCACTATTTAATTATAAAGATACTCAATATGTTGGTGGTAGTTTATTATCTGGAGTATATTATTATTTTATTTCATATGAAATATCTGATGGTTTCTTTGGAGAATGGTTAGGAGCATCACAACCTATTATAGTTCATCCTTCTGGTAATACTGAAACTTGGGAAACTATAGAAGGAGCTCCTGCAGGAACAGTTACATCTAAAGCTATTGAAATAACTATTAATAATTTAGATACAAGATATAATAGATATCAAATTGCCTATCTAAGTAAAATTAATGGTATATATAAAGCTGGAGTTTTTGCAACTAATAGTACTTTATCTAATATAGTTGTACATACAGGATCTGAGATATATCAAGATTTAAGTATGGATATACTATTAGCTAAGAATTCTATTTATAGTAAAGTTAAATCATTAGATGTATTAGATAATAATTTATATTTAGGAGGACTAGAAGTTGATCCTGAAGTTAGATATCAAAAGTATGCTAATAATATAAAAGTTAAGTGGATTGCTATAGATTCTGTTGGGTTAGATGCTATGATAGATTCATATAAGAATCCTTTTATAGTATATAACAAGAAGACTTTTATGCCTGGTGAAATATATGCTTTATATGGTAGATTTCATCTTAAGAATGGTAAAACTTCTAAACTATTTCATATTCCTGGAAGACCTCATGTTGCTAGTGATATTGAAGATTGTGATCCTGATCCTTTAACACAAACTGATACTGAAGCTGCTGCTTTAGATATATATCCTGGAGCTAAAACATTTCATCTTGAGAATACTGCAACTAAGTTTGGTGGAGCAGCTAAATATGGTGAAATGGGATATTGGGAAAATGCTAGTGAATCTTATCCTGATGATAGTGAGTTTGATGGTACTACTGATTATGATGAAAATCCTATAGCATATGGAGTTGACTTAAGAAATGAACATGTAAGACACCATAAGTTTCCATCATTATATTTTCTTAAAGATACTAGTGGAGGTAATACTATTCCTTTTCTTCATCATAATACTGATGTATTAACTAATGTTGGAAGTGTATTATTAGATGCTCCTGTATCTATAGATCAGTTATATATTGGAGCTCAAATGAAAACTTATACTGGAAATGTAAAGGTTTTAGGATTTCAATATGGAGCATTTACTGAATATTTAGATATTAATAATGATGATTTTGGAGATTATGAACCATTAGGACAATCTAAAAGAATTATTACTGTAGTTACAGCTACTCAACCTATTACAGTTGATTATGATTGTAATATTAAATGTTCATTTAATAGTCATGGTGGTGGGCATAAAATAAAAGGATATGTACAAATATTAAAAAGAACTGTTGCTGGAGTTAATACGGTTGAATATGAAGTTTGGGATACTAATGGAGAAGGAGGAGCTGGTGTAGATACTATTAATATAACTCTAGATGTATCTGTTGTTGATATAGTTTTATTTACTGGAGAAAGTTTAATAATTAGAGGCAGTTGTTATACTGAAACTGATGAAGAACAAAATCCTATTCCCGTAAATGGTGGATATACTGGAAGTATAAAGTTTACAGCTAGAGTTGATGTAGTTCCTTCTACTGAATTAGCTACTATATTAGGATTGCAATTAGATACAACTAGTATGTTATTTCCTGATGAAATAAAGGATAAAGCTACATACTTTGAAATACTATATGCTAAAAGAACTATAGGTAATAGTACAGTCTTAGGACAAGCTATGATTACTACTGTAGATACTGATGATGGATTTAAGTATTGTAGAGAACATTCATTTGATCTTATTAGTACACTAGCTGCTCTTAATGTTACTCATGCAGAAAGACAATTAAATTATGATTATACTGATGCTGCTGATAATACTATAGTATATGATACTGATCCTACTGATCCTGCTTTTGTTGTTGAAACTAAATATGGAGGAGCAACTCCTTTAGTTAAGATTACAGAATCTAAGTATATGCAAAGAGATAATAGTTATATCTCTCCATCTAATGCTAATGGTGAAGATTACATATATCATAGAGGACAATTTGATAATGGAGCAACTCCAACTCCAACCAATGATGCTACTGATAAAGTATTAACTCTAGCTAACTTCTGCTCATTTAAACTAAATGTTTATAATTCAATGTTTAATCAGCAGATTGTTAGAACTAATGTAATGATTAATGTTAATTCTATAGACTATGAAAATTATAATATCTATGGAGGAGATTGTCATGTAAGTTTATATGGAGTAACTAGATATGAAGGAACACCAGTTCCACCTGCAGGAGATAATGAATGGGGAACAGGTAGTCAATTTCATTATTATTTATATCCTTGTTACTCTGTTGCTAATATTGGATTACAACATAGAGGTAAAGAATTAGAGGAATTTGCTTTTCCATATTTTAATTTAGTTAACAATGTAGTAGGAAGAGGAGGTACTCATCTTGGAGAAGGTAGTTATACAGAAGGATCTCTATGGAGAAAGATAATGGAGGCTAATCCTGGTGGAGTTATACTATATGCTAAAGATCTTGAACAATGGATAGGATATAATTTTGATTATAGTTCTGTAAATGATGTAGAAGCTATTCTTCCTATCTTTGATCCTTCATTAGATGACATATATAAGTTTCCATATAGAGTTGCTTCTAGTTTAATATTAGCTTCTGAGGGTCAATTTACAGGATGGAGAATATTTCCTTCATCTTCTTATATAGAAATGCCTAGAGATAAAGGTCCAATATGGAATGTAATTGCTGATAATAAAGACCTTCTAGTTTCTATGAAATATGGTCTATTTGTATTCAGAAAGAAAGACGAACTTAATGTTAATGATAGTACAGTTATAGCTTTAGGTTCAGCTAATCTATTTGAGAATAAACCTGAAGAAATAATGTATGGAGATAATGAAGGATATGTTGGTAATCAATGTATGTTTGCTAATGATTCATCATTAAATGGTATTATATTTGTTGATAAAGAAAGAGGTAGAATATTCTTATATAAAGGATATAAAGCTAAAGAGATTAGTTCTATTGGAATGACTAAATGGTTTAATACTAATCTTAAATATAATATTACTGATGCTCCTATTAATGCAGACTATGATAAAAACTTCAATGAAGATAATCCTTTTAATGGTAAGGGTATATTAGCTATATGGGATACTAAACAAGAAAGATATATATTTAATAAGAAAGCTAATATTGCATTTACTATTTCATATTCTCCTAACTTAAATTATATTAAAGATATAGGATATATGGGAGGATGGTTATGCTTTCATAGTTTTGTACCTGTTAATATGATTTCTTTTAAGAAAGAATTATATAGTATTAAAAATGGTACTGTATTAGAAGGAGAAGTAGAGATTACTAGTAATCTTATTTATAAACATAATGGTAATAAAGGATTATATTATGGTACGTATTATGAAAGTAAAATAGATCCTATTATTTGTAATCCTGAAAATCTTAATAAATTATTTGATTCTATTCAATGGGCAACTACATGTAGAGATATTAGTCTTAATCCATTAGAAACTACTACATTAAGTAAGATTATTATATTTACTAATAATAAACATAGTGATATTATATCATTAGCTAATGTAGGATATGGAACAGGTAATACTAGAAAGATTGGTGGAAGTTGGCATTTTAGTAAGTTTAGAGATGTACTTAAAACTAAAACTAGTTCATTAATTACAGATTTAAATATAGATCATCTTTCTTATGAAACTATTCCTGATCCTACAACTAATAAATATCCTGCTACTGAATGGTATAAGAACTCTCATTTTAAATGTGAATATATAGTTGTAAGACTAGTATTTACTAACTCTGCAAACAAATCTATATTAATTCATGATTTCTCTGTTAATGCTACACCTAGAAAAAGATTTTAAATTATGATTATAGATAAACCTAAACGTACACTTAGACAAAGAATTAAAACATTCTTTTCTAATAGAGATGCTAATGGTATTCCTTATGGTTATCCTAAAGAATATAATAATATTGAAGGAGATATTATACTCCAACAAGATCCTAATAAAAAGATGTTGTTTGAAGAACCCATAAGAAGTTCTATAAATAGAATGCCTAAATTAAAAGGTAAGATTAGATTAGCCAAAGGGGGTACTCCTGATAAAGATCCTAAACAACTTAATGAAGTTACTATCTATGGAGATATTAATAATCCTAGATATAAAAGTTATAAGGATAGTTTAGATTTGTATAATAATTCGCAAGATTTAATAAAAGAATTTGATAGAATGGGATATGTACCAAGTAGAGGGCATCCGATGGGTTATATTGATCCTGGTCATCCTCCTACTAAATACAGTACTGCTTATTCGATGAATATGATTAAAAAGGTTGTTGGTAAAACACCTATTGATAAAAATATATTTGCTAAATATCCTGAAGTATATGATGTTCAACAACATAGTAATTCTTTATACTCTGTGGATGATTTACTTCCTGATGCTGTAAATAAGAATAATAAAATTAGAAATCTTCTTTCTACAAATATTGCTCCTTTGGCAGTTAGGTATTATGAAGATCAAGGAGATAGTGCTCCCATATTTGGTAGAAGTAGTGACTATGAATATAATATAAAAAATAATATTGGAGGTGCATTCCCATTAGCAATGAGTTTAGTTGGGGGAAATGATATTCGTGTAGTATTTGACTATACAAATGTAAAACCTAAACAAACAGTTGTATTAAAAGATCCAACTGATATTCCAGTAAATAATTCATCTATTCCTATTAAACCTAATAAACCTAATAAGAATCATCCTATTGAAGCTATTAATAAATTAGAACCCAGACAGTTTGTATATACACCTACTAAACCTAATACACGTACTCCATCTCAACCAATAGGTGCTCAAAGAGGAGATAGGATATTCTTTCAATATAGTCCTAAAGGTAAGAATAATTATATTAATTATGGTGATGGAAAGGGTAGAGAAACTCTTACTAATAAAGAAGCAGATAAACTATATAATAAATGGAATGAATCTGGACTAATGAATAAACTAGGAGAAACAGGACAATCTAATTATGGTGGAAAGAAGAAGTTTGCTAAAGGTGGTAAAACTGGTGATCCTCCTTTTACTAATCAATATGATAAACAAAAACAATGGCTTGTAGATTGGTTTAATAATCCTGAAGCAAAGCGTAGACTTATGAAAGTTGCAGGATTAGAAGCAACTGATAATCCAAAACAAACTAAACGAAGAGATAAATATGCTAGTGATATTATCAGTTCTATTACTAATAATATTAATACAGTACAATATAAAAATGTTCCTCAAAATAATAGATTTTCAGGACAATATGATATAGATAACCATGTTGCTTTAATTGCTGATAATAGTAAATCAACATCCATTCATGAAGGTACTCATAGTGGTACTCCTGAAGCTCCTTTTTATGAATATATTAAAAAGACTATAAAACATGGTCATAAACAAAGAGATAGATACATGGAAGAACCTCGCGAGATATATTCTCGTATTATGGAACTTCGATATAATAGTAATATAGAACCAGGACAAATTATTGATACTCCAACATTAGAAACTATTAAACAACATCCTGATAATAAAGCTACAGATTTGTTTAATTATTTTAATGATGATGTTATTATAAATTTAATGAATGGTTTATCTAAAAATAATGATACTAAAGATATACAACAAGTTAAATCTGGAGGCAGAATAATGAAAAACACTCTAAGAGTAAATAATAGATTTAATCCTCCTAAAATGTCTATTGGAGGAGTAACATCAATGGTTAGTGGACTATATGGAATAGGACAAGGTATTGGACAAGGCATGCTTAAAGCTAATCAAAATGAATATGGTTTAATTGATAATAATACTAGACATGCTAATAATATGCAAGCTAATCTTGTATTTGATCCTGTTGGTCATATAGCTAATGTATTTGGAACTGGAGGAAGTTGGGATGATTTAGGATATTGGGGAGGTAAGAAACAAGCTGCTGCTGCTGATAAAGATTTAGCTAGTATTAAACGCTTAGAAGCTACTGGAGAAAGACAAGCTAAACTTCAAATGGGTAGAGTAGGAGCTTCTACATATGATCAATATGGATATCCTACTCAAAGTCTATATGCTAAAGGAGGTAAACTTACTGATCCTCCTGGAGGAACTCTGTCTAAATCAGATGCTTATTGGTTAGCTGTTCATGGTAGTAAAGAGAATGCTGGACAAGATAGAAAGATGTGGAAGTTTGTATATGATGAACTATATAAAAATCCTAATCCTGAAAGAATATATATGTCTGAAGCTATGCCGGGACAAGTTCTATCAGGAGAGTTTGTTAAGACTAATAAGATTCCATCTAAACGTAAACCTTTTGGTGGATATTTAACTCCTGATGGACTTAAATCTTTAGGTAAGAAAGCAAGTAGAGCTTTAAATGTATTAGTTCCTGGTGCTGAAGATATGCCTATTATTCCTAATGCTATGCCTGATAGACCAATTAATTTTGGTAATACTTCTCTTAAATGTGGAGGTAAAACTATGAAAAGATCTATGAAACGTGCTCAAGGTGGCATGATTCCTGTTAAACTTGATAATGATGAAATAGTATATGATCAATTTGGTAATCCTGCTCCTATTGTAACTAACTCTCCTGTTAGTATGAAAGCTGGTGGTACACATATACTTGGAGGCAAGGGTGGTACAGATAAAGTAAATGCTATGTTACCTCCTAATGCTGTAGTTATATCAGATGATAATGGTGAGAAAGATAAACTTATGAAAGCATTTAGAAATAATCCTTCTAAAGAAACTATAAAACAATTTATGAATAGGGCAGTTGCTAAACAAAATAAAGGTAACGGTTTATATCTTGGGGGTAATCCTTGGGAAGATATTGATCCTATGGGAGTAGCTAAAACTGCTAGTAATTGGGGAATTAATCCTATTGGTAATTATCCATTAAATAGTGGATTTAGATTTCAAAATGCTAATCCTAATGATATGTATGGAATTAATATACCTTCTGGCCCAACTCAATCTACATATAATCGTAGTCTTGGAATGCTTAAGCCCTCTATAAATACTAATCCTGTTTATAATGGTTTTACTCCAACACCTATTGGTAGTGGAATTCAACCTACTTCATTAAGTAATTATAATAATAATCAACCATATACTAATACTACTCCGGTTACTGATTTTAATCTTGCTCCTCAAGGAGATCAGTGGGGAAAGGCTCCTGGTAGTATAGGAAGACAAACTCAACAACCTAGAAATCCTGAAACTGGTAGAACTAAAATGGGAGATGCTATTAGAAATCCTGATACTTGGCAAGCTATCGGTACTATTGGAGAACTTGGATTAGGAGTAGCTAATACTATTGTAAATACTAATGCTTTACGTAAATTAAAGAAACTTCCTTTTCCTAAATATCAACAGTCTAGATTTATTGCTCAAGATCCTCGTTATATGAAGTCTTTCTATGGTCAACAGAAAGGTGATTTAGATCAATCTGCATTAAATACTATGGAATATATGAGAAGGAATACTTCTGGTAGTGGATTATCTAATAACTATGCTCAATTAAATGCAAACTTACTTAGAGGTAAAAGTGGATTATCTGGTCAAGAGTCTGCAACTATTGGAGATATTAATAATCAGAATGCTAAAGATAAGACTCAGTTCTTAGGTACTGAAGCTATTCGTAAGATGGGTTATGATGCTGCTAAATTATCACATAAGATTGGTCTTATTAATACTGGAGTTGCTCTTAATCAGAATACTATTAATACATTCCAAGGATTTACTAATAATCTTAAACAAAGTGCATATCAATCTAAACAATTAGATGCTATGGCTAGACAATATGGTTTACCTGCTAGACTTCCTGGTGAAACACTAGATGAATATCAGAAACGAGTATATAGAACTTTAAATTAATACTACTATGCCATACGAAAATTATGATCCTTATATGGATAGACGACGTTCATATAGAAATGATGGAGAATCTCTTATTAATTTTAGTCAGTTTCAACCTACATTTGTTGGAAGACCTGTTGCTGAAATAGGTGGAGCATATAAATCATATAGAGAACAATCTGATTTTATTAATAATACTGAAGATATTCTAGCACAAACTCTATCACAAGCTAATGTTGATCCTAAAGATAGAGCTGGTATTGCAGAGAGAGTTAATATGTTAAATGCTGGTGTTAAAGATATATCAGAAGCTGGAGACTTTGGGCCTGCTAGAATTAAACTTAGAAATCTATATAATAAGTTTTCTAATGATCAATTTATACCAGCTGCTACAGCTAGATATCAGAATAAAATTAAAGCTCTAGAAGAAGCTAGAAAAGGAGTTGAAAGTGGATACTATAGTCCTGATAGATATGCATTACAAAGTCAAAAGATAGAAAATGCTTTTACTCCTACTACTGCAGATATAAATGGAATGTATGATAAAGAGTATATTGCTCCTATAGGTGCTAAAGAATTTGATTTTGATAAGTTTCTTAATACTTGGATGGCTAATAAAAAGGCTCAATTAACAACAGATGGATTATATCAAACTGTAGATCCTGATACTGGATTAACTAAATGGTATTCTTATAAAGATAATAGATATATTAGTGAACAAGATTTAATTGATGAAGCAGTTGCTTCTCTTCAAACTAATAATGAAGCTAAACCTGTAGTTCAAGATTATGTAGATATTCAAAATAGTAAAGGAGTTCCTACAACAGAAAAGGATTTTCTTACTGGAATAGCTACTCCCTATGCTCAAAACTTTGCTGAAGATAGTTTTACTCAACGTTGGATGATGGGTAATTATGATGATTGGCAAGTATGGAAGAAAAAATATGATTATGAAAATCAAGTTAATTTTCCTCCAGCTAATTACAATCTTGCTACAGGAGTAACTCAACCTAATCCTTTAATTACAGCATTAGATCCTTATAATACTACATCTCCTACTGGAGGAAGTATGACTGATCAAACTATCAATGCTTTAGCTGATACATGGAAGATGGTAGCTAAGACTTTTACAAGTGATCTTCCTCATATAATGAAAGATGCTTTTATACCAGGTGCTGCTACTCCTAAAGATCCTTTACCTCAATATGATCCGACAGGATTAACTTATGATATTGTTAAATTATATAATGGTTCATCTAATAGAGATAAAGTAGATTTAGTATTAAAAAATAGATTTAGTACTACATTAAAAAGTCTTGTAGATGAATATATTGCTAGAACTAAAAGCAAGGATGAGGTTAATAAGATTATGACTGGAGTAGATGGAGTATTAAAATCATTTACTAATGTTATATCTAATGATTATATTCAGACTCCTACAACTAATAAAGAGAAAGAAGCATTAAATCAATATATATTAGGAATGCAAGAAGATTATCCTACTATTGAAATTGATGCCAATGGAAATATAAATAAAATCCCTGATTTAGTTGGAGTAAGTATTTATGATACAAAAGCAAATAAGTTTGTTACATTAGATGAATTTAAACAAGATTTAGTATCTAAAAGTAATGGTAAAGAACGAAAAGTTACTATGAATCTTAAAGGTACCTATGGAGCAGATAATTCTATTGTAACTACTACAGGAGATTATGGTATGTTCAATGCTGGAGTATATGACATTGGAGATAAAGAGTATGCTATAGGTAGTAAAAGACCTCCTTCATATGGAGATATACTTGTTAATTCTATTGCTCAAATGAGAACTACTCCTGGAATGACTGATGATTTACCTGTATTTCCAACCTTAGATTCTAATGGTGAAGTTGTTGATCCTGGTGCTAGAGTTACTGTTAATTTAGGTCCTAAAGACTTCCAAGGTAGAGATACTTACACTTATACTTTATCTCTTACTCCTAGTGGTAATAAACTAATTCAAAATGATATTACAACTAAACATGGACAGCAAGCTGCTACAATTATGGCTGCTAGTGGATATGGTGATTTACTAAATACAAACAGTAAAACATTTAAATCTCCTTATGAACTTACAGATGCAATTTATAAACTAGGACAATTATCTAAATAAAAGACAATGGGTATTCCTCCAACATCTTATAAGAATTTTACAAATCCTCCTATATTAGGAAGACCTGAACCATTAACTTCTCCAATAACCAGTGCTGATAAATACGGCACTGGATATTTTCCTATTATATCAGCTGATTATTATGAGAGAGATATCAATAGATATAAAGCTCAAAATCAATCTGATTGGGATAAGTTTGGAAATATGTTAGGTAGAGGTATTCTAAAGACAGGAGTATCTATTATAGAACCTCTTCCTTATCTTTTAGATATTGAGCAATATACTAGTGATATCAATCAAATTGAAGATGTTTATGGTAATGATGTTAGTGCTAGTCTTAGAAATCTAGAGAAATCCATAGATGAATCTATGCCTATTTATACTGAAGAAGATCAACCTCGTATATTTAGTGGAGATTGGTGGTTTAGGAATGGAGATCAAGTACTTAAATCTCTAGGTTATTTTGTACCTGGAATGGCAATTACTAAAGGAGCTTCTATGGGTTTAAAAGCACTTGGAGCAAGTCAATCTATTATTAAATGGGGAGGACTTGCTACAGGTGCTGTTGCTCAGAATTATAGTGAGCATATGTATAGTGCTGCAATAGCTTTTGAACAGAATAAAGTAAAGTATTTTGATTTTATTAAGAAACAAAATCCTAATATTTCTGATGAAATGGCTATGAATGAAGCTAAGAAGTTAGCTGCTAAAGATGCTGAAGGTATTATAGTTAAAGGTAAAGCTAATATTCTATTAAATATGATAGAATATAATAATTTATTTAAAATAGGAGGATTATCTAGATCAGCTACATCTTTATTTAGTAAAGGTACAGTTAAAGAGTTATTAGAAACTGCAGGAAGTGAAGCTTGGGAAGAAATGAATACTGGAGTATTTGAATCTGAAGCTCAACGTAATGTAGATCTATATACTAAGAAGATTTACGATGATGGTTCTACACCAGTTGATAGAGCATTACAACATTTTGGTTCTTATGAAGGTATTACCGAAGGACTCCTCGGAGCTATAGGTGGTGCTGGAATGCAGTTTATATCTAATCTTACTAATCTTGGTGCAAGGAAAGTAGCTAGAGAGAATATTATGAATATTAAGAATCAATATGGAGACTTTAATGCTTTAGCTAATACTGAAAGAAATACTTTTATATCATCTTTATTTGAGTCTGCTCAAAAAGGTACATATAGTACTATGATGTCAGTACTTGAAGATATTAGAAACACTAGTAATGATGTAGCTAAAGAGAAAGGTTATAAAGATAACTTTAAAGAGACTGCTGATGAATATTTAGACATTGCTAAAAACTTTGAATTAGAGTATAATAAAACAATGCATAAATACTCTGAAGATCCTAATATGGGAATAGCATTAGTTAATCTTAGAACTAATCGTGATACCAATAGAAAAGAAGCACTTAAAGCTGAAAGAGATATTACTAATTTAAATGGACAATATACAGAAGCTGAAAAACAACATCCTTTATTTGCTTTAAAACAATTAAGTTTACAAGCTGCTTCTACAGTTAAAGCTCTAGAAGAAGTTGGTGGACAAATTGCACAACTAGAACAATCTAATACTCACGATAGAACATTAGACTCTAATGAGAGTATGGAAGATTTGCTTAATAGGCAAGAAGTTCATTCAGAAGAATATAATAGTATATTAGAAAAGAATGAAGCTTTACGAAATGCTTATATTGAGAATAGAAAAACTAATAAAGTATCAGAGGCTAAAGCTCTTAAAGAAATAGAAGATTATCTTTCTGCAGAAAATGAGATTGATATTAAACTTCATGAAGCATATAGACTGTTTGGAGAAGCCATGTCTAAAAGTAATGTTGCTGCGAAGACTGTTTCTGAACTTGAAAAGAGTGATAAAAAACTACGTGAATATACTGATAGAAATCTTCTTGCTGAGAAGAAAGTATTAAATGAGTTTAAATCTAAACTGATTAATGCTAAAACACAAGATGATGTTACAGCTATAGAGAAAGAATATACTCATAATAGATTTAAATCTTATACTACAGCTAAACGTGTAGAGATTAAGAAACAAGAAGATAAAGATGCTCGTATTAAGAAGGAAGCTGATAAAAAAGCTAAATTAGATGCTGAAGTTCTTGCTAAACAACAAGCCTCCTCGCAACCTAAGAGTAGTGAAGATATACTTCAAGAATCACTTACGAAGATAAAGACTGCTAGTAAAGAAGATATCACTACACTATTAGATGAAATTGATGAAACTGGATTTAATAAAGATCAGAAGACTACATTTGATAATGCTGTTAATGATAGATTAAATACTCTTTCACAAAGTTCATCATCTCTTATTTCTTCAAGGGTGCAACCATCTAGTGAACCATCTAGTGAACCATCTAATAAATCAGCTACTGAGCGTTTCGATAAGAATGGGAAACCAATTGTTACTGATTTTGAAAGTATTATTGAAATCCCTGGTGATCAATTAGAAGATTATCAAAGTGATTTTCTAACTACTCTCTCTAAACCTATGTTAGAAATAGCTAGAAAAGAGATTAGTGAATCATCTGATCCTTTAAAAACAGTTAAATCTCACCTTAAAG